GCAGGAGTTCAAGCTCCTGAAGGCGATCATCGCTGACTATACGCCACTGACGTATAGCTACGAGCCGGAAGAGGGTAGCCGCAAGGCCAAGCAGTCGGACTACCACGACGTCGAGGTCATTCCGGTTTCGGACCCGAATGCGGCCACTATGGCCCAGAAAATCGTCCAGTATCAGGCGGTCATCCAGCTGGCCCAGATGGCCCCGCAGATTTACGACCTGCCGTACCTGCATCGCCAGATGCTTGAGGTGCTGGGTATCAAGAACGCCCAGAAACTCGTGCCCTTGGTTGACGACGAGGACCGCAAGCCGCGTGATCCGATCAGCGAGAACATGGACGTCATCAACGGCAAGCCGGTCAAGGCGTTCATCTACCAAGACCACGACGCACACATCGCCGTCCACATGTCGATGATGCAAGACCCGAAGACGCAGCAGTTGTTGGGACAGAACCCCAATGCGCAGACCATGATGGCGGCTATGAACGCCCACATCGCGGAACACTTGGCGTTTGCCTACCGCCAGCAGGTAGAACAGCAGGCTGGTGTGCCGCTGCCTCCGCCTAATTCGGATATGGACGAGCAGACCGAGCTCGCGGTGTCGCGTCTGGCAGCTATCGCCTCGCAGCAGCTCCTACAGAAGAACCAAGCCGAAGCTCAGATGATGCAGAACCAGCAGATGATGCAGGACCCGCTAGTCCAGATGCAGATGGCTGAGCTTGAGATCAAGAAGGGCGAGCTGGAGCTCAAGAAGCAGAAGCTTCAGATTGACGCTGCCGAGAAGCAAGACCGCATCGAGATCGAAGAGAAGCGCATCGCTTCACAGCAAGAAATCGCTGGCCTCCAAGTCGGGGCCAAGGTTGCAACGGACAAGGCAAATCTGTCCGCCAAGCAAGAGCTAGAGGGTCTCCGGGTCGGCGTCGAAGTCGCTCGGGAAGCTCTGGCCGCACAAAACCCCCCTGTTTCCCCTGAAAAAGCAGCACCTAAGGAGAGTGAATGAGTAGCGACCTACTGAAGTACCTAGCCGATAAGGTCAGCGACGAGATCAAACCGCTCATGGATGATCTCGCTCGCGGGGCCTGTAAGGACCACGGTGACTATAAGTATGCCTGCGGGATTATCCGTGGGCTTATGATCGCAAACGGTATCTTCGCCGATACCGCACAACGCTTGGAACATGACGATGACTGATATTATCGGTGCGGCCAAACCCGCGCTCGTTGATCTCGATGGCAAGCCGATCCCCAAGGTAGGCGCTGCCCCTGAACTCCCCATCGAAGAACGCGCTAAGATGCTCCCGGAGCCGTCAGGCTACCGCATCCTGTGCGGCGTCCCTGAGGTCGAAGAAAAGACCGCTGGCGGCATCTTCAAGGCCGACGTCACTCTTCACCACGAAGAGCTGACCACGCCGGTCCTGTTCGTGCTCAAGGTCGGCCCGGACGCATACAAGGACGAGAAGCGGTTCCCTAGCGGCCCGTGGTGCAAGGAGGGTGACTTCATCCTCACGCGTCCGATGGCTGGTAGCCGCGTAAAGATTCATGGCCGTGAGTTCCGTCTCATCAATGATGATTCGGTCGAAGCAGTCGTGGAAGACCCCCGGGGCATTTCCCGCGCTTAACGGGCGTAACCCGTACAAAAGGAGAAGACCATGGCTACTCAGCCTGATGACGACTTCTCGTTCGAGATCGAGGACGAGAACACCCCTGTTCCTGAAGACAATAAGCCTGAAATTGACGTCGAAGACGATACCCCAGAGGAAGACCGTGGGCGCGAGCCCATGCCTAAGGAGATCGTCGAAGAGCTAGAGGCTGACGAACTCGAAGAGTACTCCGAGAAGGTCAAAGTCCGCCTCAAGCAGATGAAGAAGGTCTGGCACGACGAGCGGCGTGAGAAGGAACGCCTTCAGCGTGAGCAGAACGAAGCTCTGGCCGCAGCCCAGCGCCTCCTCGAAGAAAACCGGACCCTCAAGCAAAACCTGTCTAAGCGCGAAGAAACCCTCGTTGGTAGCTTCAAGGAAAATGCTGAGTTTGAGGTGGAGAAGGCCAAGCGCGAATACCGCGAAGCTTACGAAGCCGGTGATGCTGACCGTCTGGTTGATGCGCAAGAGAAGCTAAATATTGCTTCGTACAAGCTCCAGCAGATCAATAATTACCGTCCTACTTTACAGGCTGAAGAACCTGAGGTAGAAGTACCAGTACAGCAGGTGCAACAGCCCCAGCTCGATGCTAAGACCGTTGCGTGGCAAGAGCGTAACACATGGTACGGCATCGACCCGGAGATGACCGCATCCGCTCTCGGGCTTCACCAGAAGCTCGTTAACGAACGTGGCGCGCAGTATGCGGGCACCGACGAATATTGGGACGCTATCGACAAAACGATGCGTCGTCGCTTCCCCGATTATTTCGGTGAAGAAGAAGTGGTCAAAGAAAAGGCCCCTTCGCGTGAAGCTAAGCCCTCGGTTGTAGCTCCCGCTTCTCGCAGCCGATCCCCCAAGAAGATCGTGCTTAAGCAGTCCCAGATCGCAATCGCTAAAAGACTGGGCCTGACTCCCGAGCAGTATGCTCGTGAACTGATGAAGATGGAGAACTGATATGACTGAACGTGGACTTAGTGCGGACCTCGACGAAGCTCTCGGCACAAATCGAGCCCCCCGCAAATCTCGCGAAGAATCGGAACGCCCTAAGGTTTGGCAGCCCGCTTCGATGCTGCCGGAACCCGACAAGCAGGCCGGTTACGTGTACCGCTGGGTACGTGTATCCACTCTCGGCCAGAACGATGCCCGCAACATCTCGTCTAAGACGAGGGAAGGGTGGGAACCGGTCCGGATCGAGGAACAGCCGAAGTTCCGTATGATGGTCGATCCTGATAGCCGCTTCAAGGACAACATCGAAGTCGCAGGGCTGCTGCTCTGTAAGGCTCCGAAGGAACTGATGGAACAGCGTAAGGCATACTTTGCTGGTAAAAATCAGGCCCAGATGGAGTCCGTGGACAGCAACTTTATGCGTGAGAACGACGCTCGTATGCCTCTCTTCCGTGAAAAGCGGTCTACGACGTCATTTGGCAAAGGCTAAGCTAGGAGCTTAACATGGCATACCCCACTGTTTCAGCCCCGTATGGGCTGGTCCCGATCAACCTGATCGGCGGTCAGGTGTTTGCTGGTGCCACTCGCCAGATTCCGATTGCTACCAATTCTTCGACGGCCATCTACTACGGTGACGTCGTGAAGCTGGGCAGCGACGGTACTCTGTCGAAGGACACCGGTACCAACGCCGCAACCCCGGTTGGCGTTTTCCTCGGTTGCTCGTACACCGATCCGGTGTTCGGTAAGACCTTCCGTCAGTACTACCCCGGTACCACGAACATCTCGGACGTTCAGGCATTCGTGCAGGACGACCCGGACGCTCTGTATAAGGTAGCTGTCGTTTCGAGCGGTACCACCATCGGTAGCGTCACCCGCACTGCGGTTGGCAACAACGCCGTTCTGGTCCAGAACTCGGGTTCGACCATCACTGGTAACTCGCAGGTCGCTGTTAGCGCCACCACCAACACCACTTCGACGTGGCCGGTGCGCATCATCGACGTAATCCCTGAAACTTCGCCTGCTGGCTACCCCGGTTCGTACACCGAGGTCGTCGTCAAGTGGAATCAGGGCATGCACCAGTACCTCAACCCCACTGGCGTGTAAGGAGACTAAACAATGGCAATTTCACGCGCACAGCTCCTTAAGGAGCTCCTGCCCGGTCTGAACGCCCTGTTCGGTCTGGAATACTCGCGCTACGGCGAAGAGCATAAGGAAATCTTCGAAACGGAGAGCTCCGAGCGTTCGTTCGAAGAAGAAACCAAGCTGTCGGGCTTCTCGGCTGCTCCGGTTAAGAACGAAGGCAGTGCCATCGCTTACGACAACGGTCAGGAAGTCTTCACGGCTCGCTACAACCATGAAACGATTGCCCTCGGGTTCTCGCTCACGGAAGAAGCCATCGAAGACAACCTCTACGACTCGCTGTCGTCGCGGTACACCAAGGCTCTGGCCCGTGCCATGGCTTACACCAAGCAGACCAAGGCTGCTGCGGTTCTGAACAACGGCTTCGACACCGATTACCCCGGTGGCGACGGTCAGCCGCTGTTCTCGGCCTCGCACCCGCTGGTCTCGGGTGGCACCAACTCGAACATCCCGGCCACCGCTGCCGACCTGAACGAAACGTCGCTTGAAGCGGCTGTCATTCAGATCGCTGCGTGGACGGATGAACGTGGCCTGCTG